GGCCTTGGCGACCCTAAGCTAGCAAGGGAGTTCAGGGAAGCTATGGAGTTTACAGGTGCGGGGAATAACCCAGCGTTTATCCGCGCCTTCTATAAGCTCTCCCAAAAGGTCACTGAGGGCAAAGCTGCGATAGGTGGACAACCTCTACCAGCGGCTGCCCGTCCAGGGGCCAGGCCTTCCCTCGCTCAATCAATGTACCCAGGATTGCCCTCAGCGGGCTAGAAAGGAGTTAAGCTATGGCTACCGTAGGTTCGGTCGCTCTTACCTACGCCGATTGGGCCAAGCGAATGGATGACGGCTATAGGGTCGCCGGAATCATCGAACTGCTCTCACAGACCAACGAAATCCTTGAGGATATGCTGGTCATTGAGGGTAACTTGCCCACCGGCCACAAGACTACAGTACGCACAGGTCTCCCACAAGCTACCTGGCGCTTACTCAACCAGGGCGTTCCAAGCGCCAAGTCAACAACCGCTCAGATCACAGACACCTGCGGCAATCTCGAGACCTATGCCGTAATCGACAAGGATATCGCAGACCTGAACGGCAATACCGCCGAGTTCCGACTCTCTGAGGTTAAAGCGTTCCTTGAAGGCATGAGTCAACAGGTTGCCGCAACCATCTTCTACGGCAATCAGTCCACCAACCCAGAGCGTTTCACTGGATTTGCGCCTCGCTACTCCACCAAAACAGCAGCGAACGCACAAACCGCAGTGAACGTCCTCGACGGTGGCGGAACCTCCAACACTAACACCTCACTCTGGGTAGGGGTGTGGGGAGTAGATACCTGTCATGCCACGTTCCCGAAGGGAAAGGTCACTGGGCTACAGCACCGCGATATGGGAGAGTGGCCAGTCCAAGATACCGCTGGTAACACTTACCAAGCCTATCGGGATCACTTCAAGTGGGAGATTGGTCTGGTCCTCAGAGACTGGCGTTATTGGGCGAGAGTTGCAAATATCGACGTTACTCAGCTCACCGGCGTCAGTGCGGCAAACCTTATTAACCTCATCATCCGAGCGTTGTACAGGTTACCGACTGCCCCAGCCTCAGCCACCACAATCCAAACCTCTGACACTCCAGAGGTTCGGGCGGACATGGGACGAGCTGTGATCTATTGTAACCGTGTCGTTCGGACCTATCTCGACCTTCAGGCCATGAACAAGACCAACGTTTTGTTAAGGATTGAGGAGTTCGAAGGTAAGCCTGTTACCACGTTCCGTGGAATCCCTATTCGGACGTGCGACGCTCTTCTGAACAACGAAGCTCAGATAACGTAGGAGACCATCATGATTCTCGATGGACAACTTCTCTTCACTGGTAACAACGTCGGAGGCGCTACGCCTTCGTATGTAGATATTGTCGCTGCTCAGGCGAACAGCTCCAACATCATTGACCTGCACATCATAGCGCCTCCAGGCGTTCCTGTGCTGGCCACTGGTCAAGGTGCTCGCGATATGGGCATCGGCGATGATCCAGCACTGAAGATGCTCGTTCAGTGCTGTGGAACTTTCGCTGGTGGAACGTCGATACAGGTAGCCCTAGCGGGTGCTCCTGACAACGGCTCCGGTGGCGCAGGCGCTTTCACAGCTTGGTGGACTTCGCCAGTTGTTGCTTTGGCGAGCCTCCTCCCTGGAGTTCGTCTGTACGACATGGACGTTCCAAGGCCACCGCCAGGTGTAGGCGTTCCGAGGTTCCTTCGGCTTAACTATACAATCGTAGGAACCTTCACCTCGACGGGTACAGCAGCCGGTCCCAATTCCTGGCTGTTGGGTACGATCGTAGTCGATCGCTTCGATCAGATGTTCCAGGGCACTCTCCATGACCAGTTCATTGGTGGGTATCCTCCTGGCGTCGTTGTGGCGAACTGATGAGTATCCCGTTCAAGTTCACGATGGTAGGGGCGGCGTTTGCTGCCCTTGCCCTCGGCTGCGGGGCGTGGGCCCAGCCCGTAGTTCAGAACACTTTCACTGGTAATGAGTGCTGGGAAGCCGGACAGGGCCCTGGTGGACCGGGTCAATATGTCTGCGGTCAGGCGTATCGTGGTGCAAGCAATAACCTTCCGATGACCATCGCTGGAGCCTTCACGATCGGCGGCACTTCAGCGAACACGACCCCAAACAATACCTCCACCCTTCAGTACGGTGGCACTCTATTGATTACCGCAGCTCCATCTACAGCTGCGGTAACTATGCCACCTAGCCCATTGATGGATGGAGTCATCGTTGCTGCCTGCAACGTGACAACGGGTGCATTCGTCAACACTCTCACTATGACAGCGAACACTGGTCAGACGGTAAACGCTGGTGGTGCCTTGGCCGCATTGGCTTCCTTCACCTGTGGCACTTATCAGTGGAATGTAGCCAACGCAACATGGTACAGAACCCGATGAAGAAGCTCGCACTTGCGCTGGGGCTCTGCCTCGCACTTGGCTCCAGCGCCCTTTCCCAAGGCCCGATGGTAGGGCCGGGACAACTTATCCCGTGTAACAGGATCGGCGTTCTGCCAGCTGGCTCCACTGGCTTGCAACAAGTGATCCCGCCTAGTGGAACAGTACCGGCTGGCCAGTCAGTCTTTATCTGTGGCTGGCACGTCACCAACACCGGCGCGACCGGCACTTTCAGCGCCTCTTATGGTACCGGCTCCAACTGCGGCACCGGCACCACGACCGTCTTCCCTGCAGTCAATGTACAGAATACAGCGCCATCAGCAGACCACATCGATTACGCAGTTATCCAACTTCCGTTTGCACAAAATCTTTGTATTAATCCGAGCGTTGCCACTATCTCAGCGATAGTGTTCTACAACCAGTTCTAGGAGTGGCTATGAAATCGGTTGAGATAGTGGATCGTATGATGAACGACCTTCGCAAGTTCCGTGAGGTCCTGACCGAGATGGACAACCTCGAGGACCGCAGAACTCGTTCGAAAGCCGAATGCGAGTCTATGGAGGAGAAAGCCAAGATCATTAAGAATGAACTCGACAGTGCGACCGCTGGTCTCGCGCGGGCGCAGGTAGACAATCAACGCCGTTATGAACAGGAGATGTTCACTAAACAGGGTGAATTGAGAGACCTGAATGAACGGGTAGGTATACTGAAGATGCAGCTCACTGAGTTGAACGTGGCCGTTACCAACAAGGGTAACGAGTTAGCTCAGATCAACAGTAGCCTTGCAGAGGTCAAAAGGAAGTTCGCGCTGTGAACCTCTATCGTTTGGAGATACCCCTTGGTATATTCTATAAACCAGTCGATATGGCCTCGTCAGGAACCGTTGTGGTCGGCGTGGTGGGAAAGCGAATCGTCCTTATATCTGCATCAATTATTGTTAGCGCAAATGTTACTCTCCAGTGGATTACCTCTCCCTCATTGGCTGAGCTCACAGGCCCTCAATCCATCACTACAACAGGCGGTTACATCCTTCCCGGCAACTTTGGAGGCTGGTTCCAAACCGCATTCGGAGAGTCACTGGTGCTGAATGTCTCGCCCTCCATGCCAATTGGTGGCTGCATCTCTTACGTATTGGATGGTCTATGACGTTCCTCAAGACTTCCCACGACGGTGAGTTGATGCTCGACCATCGAGCCTCTCCCGGCTTCACCCCCGAGCAAGCTCGCGCGTTGGGCCTTCCGCCCGATCTGGTCGGCGAAGGCAAGCAGATGCACGCGCCGACTCTCGGTTGCCCGCACTGTGGCGGCCATGTTGTTCTTAATCCGCAGCGCAAGCGTCCGCGTGCTCACTGCTATAAATGCAGTCAATATATCTGTGACTCTTGCGCCGGTGTGATGCGTAACCCCGACTATGTTCACCGTAACTTCAATGAAATCCGAGAGATGGTCTGTTCGGGTCGTTGGGAACTGCATGGCACGACAGGTTTGCCATTGCTGGTACCAGTATCCACAAAGGAGATCTAAATGGCTAAACGTGTCTTCACTACTGCCAACGTGACTTTCGTCGCTCAGGCAGCCGGTTCTATTATCACAAACGCCAGCTCATATATGGGTCTGCGATCAAGCTTGGCTGGGCAGTTGGTTGACATTCTAGAGGTCCTTATCTCCGGAATGGCGTCGGCTTCCACTATTGCAGCCATGCAGTATGGGCGGGAATCAACCAACTCGGCAACCGAGACCGCGCTTGCCGCGCCGAACTCGGATGGTGGCGAGTTCCCCGGCATTACGGCATTGGGAACGGTTATCATCACCTATATCACGGCTGGCACGCAGCCTATTCCATCGAACGCCGCAACCGATGCCAAGCTTAACCTTGGTCTTAACTGTTTTGGCGGGATCATTCGCTGGAATGCCGCTCCAACACAGCAATTCCAGCATGTGGGTTCAACCGCTCCCGGTGCCGCCGGTATCCTGATGAATAACTCCGCAACTACCGGCGCGGCCAACGCCTTGGCGACAGCGCACATCATCTACGAGCCGTACTGAGATGCGCCATGCCACGCTTGCGGGTTATCTTCCTGGCAGGGACGCCAGACGATCCGAATACATGGCAGGCGGCGCTATGGGCTGACGTTCCGGCTTCGCGCCAGACCTTTTATGCCAATTCCAACGCCAAGTCGGCGTGGTCGGGCGCGACTGCGGCTGACAATACCAATCTGCAAAGCGGAGTAATGGTCGAGGCGGTGATCACGCAGCGGGTGCCCCCGGGCACCAGTATTGCGCAGATTGAGAACTTTCTGCAGGCGCAGTGGACCAATTATCAGGACAGTATCAACAATAACAACCCTTGGGTCCATTACGGCTCGACTTGGGATGGCACGACCTGGAACGTCGTGACGGTGGCTTAAATGGCAAATCGGGGCATATGGTCATTATTCGGCTCGAACCCGACAACGGTGCTCAACCCCGGTACGACGTTGGCCACCGCAACGATGTCGGTAGCCTCATCGACCTACGCCAACCAGACCAATCTCGACTTGTACTGCGACATTGAGTTTTACAGCGGCTCCACTTTCAGCCCGTCTGCCACCCCTGCCTTTGTTGCTGTCTATGTCTTGGTTGCGGTTGACGGCACAAACTTTCCTGCACAATCGGACGCCGATTTGCGGTTAACGTCGACACAGTTGTTTTGCGTAATTCCAATCGGCACGACCGCCGCCACTGCGCAGCGCGTTGCTGCACGAAACATTCTGCTACCGCCGCAGCCAATCCAATTTAAGTTGGACAATCAAACCGGAGCTACAATTCCGTCGTCGTGGACTTTGAAGATCGACGCTTACAGCTACAATTTGAACGGATAGTCGATGGCGCGTCTTTTTGCTTCTGGTAATACCATAGCCCTGCCAACCGGGTTCACTGTCCCCACTGACTGGACATTTTCTGCTTGGGCCAGTTGTGATCTTTCACAGGCTTATGCTCCTATTATTGGTATTGGTGTCGGTGCCAATGTGGGAAAGATCTATATTAAAAGCAATGGAAAGACCGCATTTTATGCTGGCGGTTCCGTCTGGGACGGAACTGGCAGTGCAACCATAGCTGCTAATACATTTGTTAATGTAACGGTTACGGTAAGCGTTGGGTCTGGCACTGCTACTGGATATGTCAATGGAGTAAGCGACGCCTCCGGTGCGGGTGCTGCGTCGATTGGTGCAAACGCCTCTGGTGGAGGTTATGGAAGCGATTTTGGCGTTCATTTTTATGTAGGTTCGATTGCACATGGCGCGATGTGGAATGTTGTTTTAACTCTGCCCGAAATAATTTCCCTAGCATACGGTGCATTCGTCTCAAGTATCCGGCCGCAGTCGTTGATGTTTTGGCATCCTTTGGACGGATACATACACCCGGTATTTGATAAATCGGGGCGGGGCGTATTTGGAACATTATCAGGGACAACCCTTACTGCTGGCCCTCCATTGCTTAGTTCAGCCCCGATTTTGTCGCCACTACCAAGTCCGCAGAATGTAATGGCTGCGATGGCTGTAATATTACCGCCGCCGCCGCAGTTTGTTCTCATGCCGCAGATCGTCATGTAACAGGAGGCTCCCATTTCAAGACAGTATTTCGGCGATGTTCTGACAGAACCGATCGGTTCGGCTTACACGACGATCACCGCTACCACTGAAACAGTGCTGATCCCGACTGCGTTCACTCCGATCAACGCAATGGAGCCGCGCGCCGGCAAGGTCTACGAATTAACCGTCGGCGGTACTTGCACAACGGGTGCATCAGGCACGCTGATAATCACTCCGCGCTTTGGTACGACCATCAGTGGCGTTAGCATTGGCCCATCATTAGCGCAGACCGTTGTTCCCTCGATCACCACCGCGCCATTTCTGCTTCGTTACTGGCTGACCATTCGCTCGGTTGGATTGACGGGCGCCAACTCGACTGTCGTTGGCTATGGTTATTGGCAATCGCTGGGCGCAATCGCTACGGCGTCCAGCGAAACCGACGTGACTTTCGGCACTGTCGGCGCGGCAGTGTCGGTCGACACCTCGATCGCGCAGGCTTTGTGGATCGGCGTGACCTTCTCGGTCGCACCTTCCGTCATCCCAAACTTTCACGTCTGGAGATCGCTGAACTAAATGCCCGGCGGTACTGGCGGACCACGCAGAATACAAGGCGTCGGCTTTTGGGCGCAGCAGAAGTACTATAATATCTTCTCTGTCGACTCTGGCCCATTCATCTTTCGCCCGCCATTAAAGGGCCTGCCAGAGCAGCCATTCCCGCCTAATGCATTTCAGTCTTGGACCTATTCCTACAATCTTAATCTGATCGGCAAAGATCGCTTCCCGTCGGGCGAGCAGGTCTACGATCGCCCGGTTCTAGCTACACCACCATTGGCTCCGACATGGACCGGCACTTTCCCGCCAATGATGCCGTTCCCGACGAA